GTGTGAGGAATTGCAGCGTGGATTCTGGGGGTCGTCCTCCACTCGGTGGCCGTATCGGTACGGGCCAGAAATGGCGTGTCTGATACCCGATCCGCCGTTGGAGTTACGGTTCCTGCAATATTACACGCCTCGGGATCATAGTGTGCATCGAGCCGCTATGGCGTACGCAATTGAAAAGGTGATGGGGTTGTATCCTCGCTGGCAGCCACGGCTGCGGGTTATTCCGCTTGAAGATGCCGCGGTTCTGCTTCGTGATGATACCAGCTCCGGTTATCCTCGCATGGTTGGTAGCCCTGAGAACCTGCACTATTCGTACTTGGAGGCGTTCCGTCTTCAGGAGTGTGGGTATCCCTTGAGTGAAGCGTCTTATTATCCCAACGTGGCGACGTTGCGGACTAGCGCTCAGGGGCCGTACAAGAGGGCGAAACCAAGAGCTCTGAGTATCACTTCAATGGTCATACGCATCCTGGAGAAAATGTTCCAGGTGCCCGTCCAGCGAATGCTGCGTCACACTGTGGCGCTGGCCTCTTACGAAGGCCAGGCTCGGGTCAATTCTGAGATGACGACCATGTTTCAGAGCCTACCAGATGAGTGGAAGGTCTCAGTCGACTACACTCAATTCGACTGTAAGTGTCCGTTCGAGGTCATTGACGCTGTCTTTTTCATCCTCGAACACTGGTGCGAGAGTAATGCGGTTCCGCTAGTGCGTTTCTGCTGTGAGGCGTTTAAGCGGTCGGGGCACTACTTGCCGTTCGACGTGTACCGAGATGGCTCGGAGCGCACGGGAGGTGTGCCCTCAGGTTCGGTTAACACGAACGTGGTCGACAGTCTGGGCAATCTAATCTGCTTTCATTATGCGTGTTTCCGACATGGGAACGGGGCATATGTTAAGTGGGCCACAGTGTGTGGAGATGATGCAGTCGTTGTGCTGCACAACGTGGCGGATTTCAAGTCCATAGCTCGGATTATGTTCGATGAGCTGGGAATGGTCATCAAGTTCACTCCTGATAAGAGTATGGTGTCCAGAGATGAAGTGGTCTTTTTGCAAATGCACCACGACATGGACTGGCTACATACTCATGGCAGTGTGCCCGGAGTGCGTCCTGTGTCAAGAGCGTTCATTGGCATGACTGGCCATGAACGCCCCCCTGCGAGGAAGCGATCACGAGAGGGTGATCCCTGGAAGGGGCTCTATAACACCTTTAGATGGCTGATGCAGATTGAACCTTGCTCATATCATCCCAAGTTTGAGCAGATCTGTAGTTGGTATGCGATGTTGGATGAGGACATCCTGCGAGTCCTGGACATGATTGTCCGGGGCGATAGTGAGGTGTCCGTGGCGTCCAGCGTTCTCAACGCAAGCGAGGGACCAGGCGTGGTCTCTTTACGCAGCTTCCGCAAGTCCTTGGTCGTCAGCGAACTGTGTCGCCAACTTGGCGTCGTATTCTAAAACTCCAGTCGATCATGTGACATTATGATCGGCGAGGCGCGTAACGGATGGGTCCACTGTGGAGCCAGTATGGGAGGC